GCTTCACTAATATTTGGTCAACATAACAAAGTAAACTTTATCGCTGCTAATCCTGAAGAGAAGCGAACACTAATACAGAAGTACCTAGGTATTGAGAAGATATTTAAACTAAGAGAAGGAACTTTAAAATTAAAAGGGGAAGCATCCTCTTTAATGAAGGAAACAGAAGTTCAAGCTAATGTATACCAGAAAGAGATAGACTTTATTGAAAATAAACTGAAAGAGTGTAAGAAGAATATTCATCAAGGAAAACAACTACTAGATAAACCAGAAATTATTGATTTATTAGAGACGAAAACTTTAGATGAAATTTTTGATATTGAACAAAATAAAGAAGTTTTAACAACTGAGGTAGCAGCCCTTTCCCAGAAACGTCGTGACTTATCTACATTCCTAAACCAAAATAAAAAGACAATTAAGTTTTTAGGAGTATCAGAGTGCGAGAACTGTAAATGGATAAATCCTGCTAGTGAATCAAAAATAAAAGAGCTTAAATCAGAGAATAATAAAATAGCACAAAAAATGTCTCAGTTTGCAACAAAGATTAAAAGTATGACAAAGAAGTTTGATTCTGTAAATATTGTACTATCTAATCAAGACATAGAAACACTAAAAGGTCTTACTCACTTTATAACTGAAGAAACATCTCTACTTTCTTCTAAGGAAAGATATGAAAAAATGTTTGATTCCTCAATGGAGGAAGCGGAAGGTCATAAACGAACTTATGAAATATATAAATTTTGGGAAAAGGCATTTTCTGAGAAAGGGTTAATAAAATATATTATCAGGAATATTCTTGATTTTTTAAATCAAAGATGTAATTATTACTTAGCCTTCCTATCCCAAGGGATGTTCCATGTGAATTTATTAGAAGATTTGGATGTAAAAATTTTCCAATCGTCCACTGAGAAGGATTATAACGTAATGTCAGGAGGAGAAAAAAGAAGATTGGACTTAGCAATTACTTTAACTTTGAACGACCTAGCCTCGCTTGTAAATAATACTCAAACCGACGTAGTGTTCTTCGACGAAGCTGTGGAGAATCTTGACAAAGAAGGAATCAAAGGATTCATCTCTCTCCTGTATGATATAGCTAAGACCAAAAAGATTTTTATAATAACTCACAACCCCTACTTCCTCTCACTGCTAGATGGGGTGCCAGAAGTAGTAGTTACTAAAAAAGATGGGTTCTCGACCATTAAAGGTGTATAATAACTCACCTATGGTCAAACTCAGAAAAAGATATCCAGTTCGGGAGAAAATTGCGAAAAACACGAAAAGAGAACAATATAAACGTTCTTTTATAGCTAAATATGGGGGTAAGTGTAGTATGTGTGGTTATAATAAATGCGTCAATAGCTTAAGTTTTCACCACGTAAAACCGGAACTGAAAGAGTTCGGATTAAATGACCTTCGAGATAAGGTTATGAAATACGGAGAACAGAAAGTTATTGAAGAAGCCGCTAAATGCTTACTTGTTTGCAATAATTGTCATAGTGAAATACACTATGAAGAATCAAAAATTAACCTTAAACTACTTTTAGTTGAGGAACAGAAATTAACTAATAAATAATAATAAAAAAAATGTCACTGTCAGTAAAAGAACAAGAACCTAAAGGAATTGGAGCAGATATCTTCCAATACAAGTATGCGTATCCAGGAGAAACATCTTGGAAGCAACGAGCAAAAGCTATATCAAAAGCTATAGCAGTAGCAGAACCCGATGATAAAAAAGCACTAGTCGAGCAACAGATTTATGATGCAGTAAGGTCTATGGATTTACTTCCTGGAGGTCGAATTGTATTTGGCTCAGGACGTTCTAACTATAATCTTTTAAATTGCTATGTTTTAAATCCCGATGATTCAGTAGAAAGTATTGCTAAAACTGTTTCAGACATGTATAAGATTTCATGTGCAGGTGGTGGGGTAGGTTTTAATTTCTCAAATATCCGTCCAAAAGGTGATGATATTCAAAACATTGCTAATTCAGCTCCTGGCTCTGTCTCTGTTATGAAAATGATTAACGAAATAGGGGACCATGTTCGTGCAGGTAAAAACAGACGTACTGCCCTGATTGGTATTCTTGATGTAACACATCCGGACCTTAATGAGTTCCTTTCTGTAAAGTTAGATTCACAGCAGTTGAATAACTTTAATATTTCTGTCGGTATTACTGATAGGTTTATTGAGGCGGTTAAAGCTGATGAGGAATGGTATTATACTTTTAATAATAAGAAATACTATTCGTATAATGTAGAATTTAAAAATACTACTAATAAAGAAGTTTATAATTTAAAGGTAGTAGGATTAAACGAGGACGACGCAAGTCAAAGAGCACTTAACTTCCATGCCCTTACCCCTGCCGATGAAATAACTTCTATAGAAAAGGAAGAAATCAAAGCAACCTCAATCTGGGATTATATATGGAAAAACTCCGTTGAATCAGGTGACCCAGGCATTTTCAATGTATCACTAACAAACAAAAAAACTAATGTATCATATTTCGAAGATTTACAAGCGACTAATCCATGCGGTGAAATACCTTTGCCAAGTTACGGTAACTGTTGTCTCGGTCATGTTAATCTTTCTAATATGGTCGATAGCGATGGTAATGTGGATTATAAAAGGATTGCTAGGACGGTAAGGGTTGGGATTAGATTTTTAGATAATGTATTAACTGTAAATACATTCCCAATACCTGAATGTAGAGAAGTTGGACATCGTTCTCGAAGAATCGGGTTAGGTGTTACAGGTTTACATTATCTTCTTATTAAGGCAGGTTATCGTTATGGTTCTAATAAGAGCTTATTGTTTATTGAAGATTTGTTTAGACGTATTCGTGATGAAGCATATAAAGCTTCGGTTAACCTTGCAAAAGAAAAAGGAGCTTTTCCTGCATTTGATGCTAACTTATACTTAAAAGAAGAGTTTGCAAAGAATTTACCTACACGAATTAAAACAAATATTCGTAAACATGGTATTCGGAACGCAGTTATGCTTACAGTAGCACCTGTAGGTACTATGTCTATGGTAGCAGGTGTATCAACAGGAATAGAGCCTATCTTTGCTCCAATGTATAAGCGCCGTTACCGTCATGGTACATCATGGAAAGAAGAAATAATGCTTGACCCACTCTTTGAAAAATATTATTTAGAAGGAAAAGACGTTAGCCACTTCGTCGGCGCGTATGATGTAACTCCTGAAGAGCATTTGTCCGTTCAAGCTTCGATTCAAGAATATGTTGATTCAGCATTAAGTAAAACATGTAATGTTCCGAATGATTGTACTTACGAAGATTTAAAGGATTCAATTTTATCTTATGCCGAGCATGTAAAAGGTTTTACTATTTACAGAGCAGGTTCGAAAGGAAATGAACCTTTAGAGGCTGTTGATATTTCTAATAAAGAAACGTTGGATGCACATATGTTAAATTATAAACGAGTTGAAATAACAGATGAAGAAAGAGAATTAATGGACGTTAATTGTAAATCAGGAGTTTGTGAACTTTAATGCCTTGTTACGAATATTATTGCGAAGAGTGTATGGCAATTGATGAAGAATATTTCTCAATGTCAGAAATGAAAAAATCTATAAAGTGTGAAACATGTAACGGGGATATGCCTCGTTACATGGGGAACGTGGGAAATTCAATTACTGGTCGTACTAACCAAAAATTACGTAAAAGTGAAGAAAAGTGGATGGAGAAAGAATGTGATAATATTAGAAAACAGTTGAATCACGAAGGTAAACATGCTGACATAGCTGCAAGCCCTTATTCCACTATGGCTCCTAACGTTGAAAATTTAATTAAACAAGGTACTTCAAATCCTGTTTTACAAGAACAAGGTTTGAACTACTCACATAAAGATTCTGAACAGATTCAGAATACAGAAGAAGCTGTCAAAGTGTTAAATGAAAAAGCACGAGATAAATCAATAAAAGACTCTACATTTAAACAAAGAAAATGCGATTAAAATTACTAAACAAATCAGATAACCCTACCCCTATTTTTGGAACAAAAAACTCTGCAGGGTTTGATATTGCAGCTTCAGAAGATATTACTATCGAACCTGCATCCGCACAACTTGTACCTACAGGCATTTATGTAAAAATACCCGATGGATATGAGGGACAACTTAGACTCCGAAGTTCTATGTGGGACCAACATATGGTTATGCCAAATGCCCCAGGAACTATTGATTCAGATTACATAGGAGAAATTAAAATTCCTATTCGTAATTTAGAAATTCATTCTAAAATAGCAATACCTAAAGGATTACGTATTGCACAATTAATAATTAACAAACTTCCTGAAATTTCTTTAGAAGAAATTACACAAGAAGAATTTTCACAACTTAAAACTAACCGAGGAACTGGTGGTTTTGGCTCAACAGGTAAAAAATAAATGGCATACTTATTCGCAGAATCTATCCAAAGAGGACTCCTTTTCTTAATCAAATCAGACAAGGAGTTTTTTCATGAGATAGTCCATATCGTAAAACCCTCTTACTTCGAATCTCCCTTACATGAGAATATTTACAAAGCAATTGTAAATCACGAAGAAGAATATCGACAACTCCCGACTGAAGACATGATTTTAGAGTCTATAAAGAAACTAAAATCAGATGATGAGCATATCTCTGATTACAGAGATGAGTTACGGTCTATTGATGA